AGCGGGGAATTGAAATGAAACAAGATTTCCTGCAACAGTAACTTGTATAGCACCAACACCCGGATATACAACACCCGTACCAATACCTGAAGTATATGCAAACAATGTATCTAATGTATTTGGCATGTCACAATTCCATTCGTCTGTCCATGTTGTTCCGTCTGTACAAGCATTCTGAATAGATTGATTTGTTCCCGTTGTACCAACCAATGATTGAAACTCAGTTGAGTTTATCATGTTATTCACACTTGAATAACTTGTAGCTAAAGTAAATACAAAACTCATTGCAACATTAGTAACTGTAGAACTTGGAGCTGTACCACCCCCAAAACTATCATGAGTAAATGTAAGGTCAAATGTAAATTGAGCTCCTGCTTTTAATTCTAAATCACTTAAATCTACCGTTGTAATAGCTTGTGGTATAGTAACCGAACTATCTATAGTATATGTTCCATTAGTAAATGTTGGTGTAATATCCGCAACACCTATTGATTCTGAAATTAATGTAGGTGTATAAGAAAAATTACACACATCGTTGTTTACGTCAACTAAATTATACCCTTCATAATAATTTCCATAAGTTAAACGATTACCTATTAGTGTTTGTGCTTTAGCTAATAATGGAACATTGTCATATAAACGTCCTAATTGGTCTGAAGGCAATACTGTAAATATTTGATTAGAATCAAAAACAATACTAACATCTTCAAGGTCATTATATCCTTCTTGTATTTTTACAAATTTATCTATAACATTTATAAATGTACTTCCTGATTCTTTAAATAACACTTCTATTGATTTTACCAATTCACCCCCTGTATTAAATGATATATCAACAGTATTTCTATTGTTAACCATTCCATCGTTAAGTATGTCTCCGTTTAATAAAAAACCTTTAGGTAAAAAAGCAGGCTTAGACCATTGAGATGTAGCTGAAAAATCATCATCAGAATATTCATATCTATAAGCAAAACATAAAAACTTATCTTCTAAATAATTATTACCCGCTTGACTTTGTATTAAACTTATAGAAGGACTAGCAAAAGGTGGTTTTTTAATAACCAATATTGATTCAGCTGTAAACACATCTTCATCATTAAAAGGATTTGGATAGTTTCTTTTTACATTAAAAAATCTTGGAGGATTGATGTTGTCAGTAAAAAATATTAAATCTTCTACTTTATTAATTCCTGTAATTAAATTAGCAGGATTAAAGTTTAATGTAGTATTAAAACCGAGACCATCATCCATACTAATAATGTGATATGTTGTTGCAGAGTTTAATTCATCGTAAGAAATTATTAAATCTATCTTACCTGTAGCACCTACAGTATATGCAGGGTCATGTACAAAGAAATAAATTGTTTCTTCAGCACCATCTTCATAAGCTCCAATGCATCTTGCCGATGTACTTAAAAGAATATCATTAAATGATAATGATGTAAGTTTTGTATTTCCTTTTGAGTTTTCTACTGAACCTATTTCTGAAGCCTCAGTTGACCCAAGTCTTACATTTAATGCATCAATATACTGTCCATTAGGAATCAAGCGTTCATCAACGCTTTTATTCATTTTACCTTGTATAAAATTTCTTTGAGTAGTAGCCATATATTACTTTATCCATTTATCTTGACCTCTCATATTTTGTATAAGTCGACCCGGATGAATATTACTTAATCTAATTTTAGCGTTTCTTAATAAAGAGCTTTTGTTTTTTTTAGCTCTATTAACAACATATTCTTGTACTCCTAATTTACTATTTAATATAGCATATTGTATGTATGCGTAAACATAATCTTCAAAAAATTTATTAACCTCTACTTTACTATCGTCACCATTTTCCATTCCATCAGATATATATTCTAAAATACATAATTCATTATTCATAGCTGAACTAAAATTAATAACACCTGCTTTTTTATCAATACGAAAAGTAGGATTAATATTAGCTGTTTCAGTATTTAAACCCCATGCAGTACCTATACTTCTTTCAAATGCCCATGCACCATTAATATTATAACCCATTTGTCCGTTAAATGGAGAGTTTTGATTCATATACATAGTTCTTTGTCTACTTGCTAATCTTTCTGTTGTAAATTCTGAATTTTCAGGTTTTAAAATATTACCATTTTGGTCAAATAATATGTTAGCATTATTGTCTTGTAAATATGCAGAGGCACTATTAATCTGAATGTTTTCTTGTAAAGGTCTTAAAACTCCATTTCTAGATAATGAAATTCTAACCCAACTTACATAATCAGCAGGAAGAGTAAATCTTAATTGGTCTCCAACTTGTAACTCTAACGCTTTAACTTCTTGAAACGCATCATAGTTTAGTTCCATAACAGCTCGTTTAGCATGAAATAATATTTTGTATCTTTCTTCGTTATTTACTAATGAATGATTTCCATCATACATTAATAAAAAATTAGTTACTATGTCAGCCAAACTAACATACTGATACGAACCCCAATTAGCATCCTGTGGATTTGTATTGTCATTTGTCCAATATTTATATTCTGATATATATGCCATTATTGTTCGTCTTGGTTTTCAATTTGTTCTTGTCCTAAAGCGAATTGAACTACTTCAGGTTCTCTAATTTCCATTCCTGCAAATTGTAATATTTTATTTACTAAGTCTTGAAAGTAATCTAACGGAAGTTCAAAGTCTTGATAACTTGTAGTTATACTAAATTGTGGTTGTTGTGCTGCTCCTAAAGATACATACGTCCACATAGGTGTTTCAGGGTATCTTATATATTGAGCTTGTAATTGTCCTTGTGCAACAATAGATGTTGGATAAACAGTTAAAAGACTTCCTTCTGTTGTATATGCAGGGTAGGTTGTTGTAGGTGCTGTATATATAGAATTATTTAATAAAGTTATTTTACTATGACTTGCTCTTTCAGCTTCTCCTGTAAATGTTATACCTGCGGCATCATAACATAAAATTTTATTTATAAAATAAAAATCAGAGCCTGTAGTATTAACAGATGGCATCTGATAAGTGTTGTTAGCAGCTGTAGTTAATGGAGCTGTTACTGAAAACATATCTATAACTTCTACTAAACCTTTTTTAATATCAGCATAACCCGTTCCTTGCTGTCTTACATTTTCTTTATTTATTTGATTGTTATATTGATAAAACACATCTTCAAATAAATCTAATTGAGCTTGTTGTGCGTATAAATTAAAATCATTAGGTGTTAAGTATCCATAATTATTTTTATTTAATACAGCTAAAACAGCCTCATATACTTGTTGAATCATTTGTAATCTTTTTCACAAAGATAATGAAAAAAAAAAGAGGCTTAATTATTAGCCTCTTCTTAAATTAATTACTTTCTAATCGTTTTTCTAAAAGCTTTAGAGCTTCTATACCATCGTCAGATTGTAGGAATGAAGCTACTATAAACAAAGGGTCTTCACCAAATGGTATAGTTATCATTCTTTTTTTATTAGAAGTTGTATTAAAATGTACATCTCTTTTATTGTTCTTAAATATAAGTAATTTATTGTCTATAAATAACTGAACTTTTGATTGTAATTTTAACATAGGGTCATTAGTCATATTTAATAAATCAGCGGGATGTCTTCTTGCAAATACAAGCATATCTCTTTTTAATTCTGATGTAGACATTTTAGATATATCACCAAACAATACTCTACTAATCATTTCTAATTGTGGTAAAGACATTTGTCTTGCTAAAATTAACGCATCTACTTCTGCATTCATTGTATCAACATCTTCTTGAGCTTCTTTTGCTGTATTTATTTCTTCAAATTGATTTCCTAAACCGGGATGCATATTTAAAAATTCTTGTAATACTTGATTTGTTCTAGATACTTGTAACATACCATCTTCAAAAATAATAGGGTCTAAAACCACATTTCCATCTTGCTTGTCTATAAATGCAGATTTTTGATTTTTAGCATAACGAAGAGGTCTATTAACACCTTGCTCTTCATCAAAATACATTAAGGGAAATCTTTTACTATGTTGGGATGCTAACATGTAAGATAAAGGAGTTTTATCTCCTACTAGTCTGTAGACTTTGTCTACGAATTGTTTTTTATTCATTTTATTATAATTTAATTAAAGTTAAAAAAAAGGGGAGAAAATTAATCCTCCCCTTAATAATTGTTCTACTTATGCTT